TGATTTTTTATCTAATATTGACAAAAACACTTGGATTATAGCCTTTGCAGTATTTTTATTGGGTTTTTTCATGGGTAAAACTATGCAGCCTGTAATTCTTAAATACGCTTAATTACTTTTCGTATTCAAAACCACTGATCCAATGATCGTCGGTTGAATACGGTATAAATGTTCCAATGTCACCATAAATAGGTTGTATTTCACCCGTTATATCACGATCCATCACCTGTGTAGGATACCTTGGCATTATGAATGCATCCCTAGTATCTTCAATAAAACCCTTTGCTGTACTCACTTTGTTTTTTGAATTGATATCAATATTGAATTTTAAATATGGTTCAAAAAACAAAACGAAGAACACACTCGTCAAAATAATGGTAACAACTATTTTCCACATTTTGTTTATTGTATGTGGATATTTTTTATGACATATCTTACTTACTTTTTGGACTCAACCTCGGGTTCACCCTCTTCCTCAGACTCCTTGATAGTACCGTTAGTAGAAGCTTCCGCCTCAGCCGCAGCCTCCTCAGCCTCACGCTTCTTACGTCGCTCCTCAACCTCCTTAGCGACAATCTCATCAGCCTCCTTGACAAGGTCCTCCATTGGAGCGTCAGGCTTCTCCTTCTTGAGGCGCTCAATGACATCAGCTGGGTGACTGACGGGTGCCTCATCGGGCTTGGTGTAAAACTTGGAGTTCTCATCACCGGGCTTGAGGAAGTTCTTTGACTCCATCATATCCCTCTTGCGCTCGTTGAAGAGGCGAGTAGCCTCAGCCTGATTCTCCTTGTAACCAGTCATGATCTCCTCAAGCTTCTCATTGTTGTAGTGCACATCCTCAATCTTTAGAGGATCGGGTGGGATGAGAAGCCACTTGTACATGTCAACGACATAGATGTCAAAAGTGGAATCCTCCTTCTGAAGGCGCTTGGCGTGAGCTGCAGCCTCGTCACGAGAGGCAAAGGCACCACGAATCTTGATACCAAACTTATCATTCTTTTGGGGAGCCTCTGGGCCTACGACAGAGAGGCACGCGTAGAGCTGACCGGGAACGGTGGTGTAATCCTGTTCAAGAGACATATTATATACTACGTAGTCGTCAAAACTTTAAGCCTGCTTAAAAGAATTATGTGCTAAGATAGCAATGAGAACCTTTTGGGATAAGCAACCCGTACCACAAGAAGGTCTCAATTATGAAAAAGGGCGAGAGATTGAGAAGGAAAAGAAGGTCGTAGAAGAACCCATTAAACTTCCCGATGGATTCTCGTGGAAAGTGTGTTCAGTTGAAGAAGTCCACCCATTATTAAATGAATATTATCTAGCAGGTGAAACAAATAGACTTAAGTATTCACTTGAGACCCTTAAATGGGCAGCTGAGTCATCCGGTTATGAAAATAGGGCTATTGTCCATGATGAGTCCCAAGAACTCATTGGATTTATATCCAGTGTCCCTAACAAAATACGTGTATGTGATGATGTTCTGAAAATGGTTCAAATCAACTTTCTGTGTGTTCATGATAAATATAGAACTTTGGGATTTGCACCACTTCTTATAAGTGAGATGAAACGAATTGCCAATACAAAGGGTATATGGCAAGCCGTATACACAGCTGTTACTAAAATACCTACACCCCTAGTAAAATCAAGATCTTGGCACCGCATCCTCAATGTCAAAAAACTTTCAGACATTGGATTTTATAAAGTTCAAAACAAAACAAAACAAAAGTATCTTGAAGTTCGTGGTACATCTCAATTTAGAAAGATGCAAACAAAAGACATTCCGAGGGTTACAAAAATTTTACAAAATCATTTCAAACAATTTAAGATTGCCCCTGTGATTGACAAAAATTGGGTAAAACATTGGATACTCCCAGCCAATTCATATGTAAACGATTCGGATGATACATTCATCTCTTTCTATGACATACCGAATGTAAAGAAGGATGGGTCGTCTACGATAAATCAGGCATATTCGTTTTACATGGTTGGAGATGTATATAACGATGCATTTCTCATCGCCAAAAACTTGGGCTATGATATGTTTACTACTTTAGATATTGGTCAGTGTGTACCAAATCTAGAGAAGCAGAAGTTTCTTATGGGAAGTTCTGGTGTTCATTACTATTTATTTAACTGGTTACCATCATCTTCAATCTCGTTAGAAGACATTGAACTCAAATTACCTTAAACCTAAGTAAAAGAAATAAAACGTAAAAATCACAAGATGGAGGAAATCCGAAAAAACCATAACAATGCCAAGAGGGATCTGATCCAATCTGTCACACGGGATGGTGATCAGATCCTAGATGTCGGCTGTGGTTTTGGTGGTGACTTACAGAAGTGGCATAAATGTGGTGCTAATATGAGTATGTGTGATCCAGAACCAGATGCACTTGTGGAAGCCAAGTCACGTGCCAAGAATATGCACATGAGGGTAAATTTCTACGAGGGTGACATCCACAACTGCCCAAACAGAAAGTATGACATTCTCTGTTACAACTTTTCACTTCACTATATTTTTGAAACAAAGGAAAAGTTTTTCACATCAATTAGGGAAATCAAAAAGAGGATGAAACCTGGTGCACGTCTCATTGGAATCATCCCGGACTCTGAGAAGATCATACTTAGAACACCCCTCAAAGATGACGCGGGTAACTTTTTCTTGATGAAAGATTACGGAAATGGGGGATTTGGTGAAAAGTTGTTTGTAAACTTGGTTGACACACCTTTCTATGCAGATGGACCTAGAGCAGAACCCGTAGCATACAAGGATCTCCTCGTGACACACCTTGAAGAGTTGGGATTTAAGTTGGAGTTGTGGGAGGGTCTGACGGGTAATCCAATTTCGGAACTGTATAGTAAATTTATATTTGTATATAAGAGATGATCACATTCATTATACTCCTCCTCATAAATGCGTATATACTTGCCATCACCCAAGAACCACAAGAACTCGTTGAAATCAAAGAGAAGTACGAAATTCTCAGGAAGCACATCGCCGACACAGATCATCAAAAGTTTCATATGTTACGAAGATGTATTCCCATCACTGGTGTGACTACGATGAATGGCACCGTGGGTTACAACACTAACAAGGGTGATGAGATTGTTGTGTGCCTAGGTGGTTCCCCGAATGAAATTTTCCATGTCCTCATTCACGAGTTGGCTCATTGTACTGTTGAAGAGTATTCTCACTCGGATCAATACTGGGAAAATTACATAGAACTTCGTGACATATGCGTGGACCTCGGTATCTATGAGAAGATACCAGAGAAGACAAAGTTCTGTGGCCAGCATATACAGGATAAATAATCTCCACACATATCAAATGAAGACACCATTGAATGTGTTATTAGTTGCGATCGGATACTGGGTTGCTATTTATGGTGTTACCCAGGTGCCAAACATATTTAACAACTACTACCTAAACTTGGTGTGGTTAACCGTTGTGATCCCCAACGTGTTCCACATGATGGTGGGCCGTGTTCCACAACTCGCGGTGGATCGCCAATTCTTTTTGGCTACCAGTGTGATTGCTCTGGTTCTTACCTACGTTTTTAACAGATTATTCAAGAAGACTGCAGAGGATCTGAAAGAATACGGGACCGACAAGGGCAAGACACTTAAGACGAATGCCTTGCTCATGGGGATGTTGTCCTTGGGAGCTTTAATTACCTATTATTCAGGATTAGATAAATCAATATATTCTAATATGGGTTGGGAATCCACTTCTAATGTTTAGGGCTTTACGACGTAGTCCTTCACAAAGTAAAAGACAATCGCCGCAACTAAACCGGTAGACGCAAGACCAACCATACTTCTACTCCCCTGTTCGTTAAGGAACTTGGGAATAGTAGTCACCAACTTGTCTTGCACAGGCTTGGACACTGCGAGGGCAGCGGCAGCACCCGCAACGAGAGCAATCATCTGATCATCGGTAAGGTTGAGAGGGTTCTTGCTCTCTGGCTTGGCCTGCTGCGCCTGAGGGGCAGCGTAAGCACCCTGAGGGTTGGGAGCAGCCATCTGCATACTTTGCATTTTGGGCTCGTCCATCATCATTGGGGGTTCCATCATAATATCGTTAATAGGAGTAGAATCCATCGTCGTCGTCTCTTTACTTTGACTCACATTTTTTTCGGGTTGCGAAAACGCTTCGCGGTTTGGAGGTGGCATAGGTGGGGAAGGCTGGTTGTTGACAAAGTTTGCCGTAGGATTGTCATTGAGGGGTACCATTCCATCACCGTTGTCGGCGAGATTGAGAGTATTTATATCAGTAGACATCTGATATACTCATATGTTTTTGGAATACCTAAGTTACGCGCTTAGATACAAAAATCCATGTCGCACTTAAAAACAATTCATCTTGGGTCATCAATTGCATCTGGAGTGTGTAAAGAATCTGAATACACACTGAATTGTATCCTGAATAATTTCAAGAACTTTTGCTCTGAGTATATACAACGACTTGGTATAAATGCTACGTTTCACTGGCAAAAGTCTATAAAAGTTTCAGATGTAGTCAAAGATTATGAAAATGATAAATGTTTTATGAGCCCAGATGGTGGTCTATTTTTCATAAACATTGGCGCGTGTAAATATTGCTTCATGATAGTTGAAGACAAGTATCAGGGTACAAACGATTTAAGGTATTCTCAGGGCTTGAAAAAACAAGGAACAGGAAATGCCATAGAAAGGGTATTCAAAAATCTAAATGCATCCTGGCATCTTTTTAAAGATCTTCCAATCTCCCCATATTTGGTATTTATTGCCGGTTGTGATTTTCATAGCAGTGAAAGTATTATACACAGAATTGGCCCCCTTTCAAACTTTGGAAAGAAACCAATTGTATGGGAAATGACCAAGGATTCTAGTTTTGATGTACCTAAAATGACAGAGAAAATTGATGTGAAGAAAGATGTCAATCGAGAGTTTGCTACATTTTGTGTTAAGACCCACAAGTATGACGAGTTTCCTAATAAAAGTTCGATGTGGACACCAAATGAACGTATAGAGATTATGAAACACGTTGCCAAGCAAGCACTTAAGGAAATCATACTCTATCACAATAGCGATGACAAATTATGTTCAACAACCTATGATAACATACATAGGTAATAAGAGAAAGTTGGTTGACACGATAGAAAACGTTGTTAAAAAACTCGATCCTAAAACATGTGCCGATGCGTTCGTTGGTTCTGGTGTTGTTTCAAGAATGCTCCTAACACATTGTAATGAATTACATGTGAATGATCTTGAGAAGTATTGTGAAGTTCTGTCTAAATGTTTTCTCGTGACACCTTCTTGGGCTGACCAGGAAGAAATTGATGAACATATAAAAGCTCTTAATAATTGTTCTGATAAAGTCGGTCTAATCACCGAACTTTACTCTCCAAATGATACATGTAATCGATGTTTTTACACTCCTGATAATGCACGAAGAATCGATGGTATGATTGATTATATCGAAAAGAATGTTCCCGAGCGTTTAAAACAATACTGTCTCGGACCACTTCTCGTAAAGGCGAGTATTCACACGAATACATCAGGTGTGTTTAAAGGTTTTCATAAAGGTGGATGGGGTGGTAAAGATGGTAATGCTGTAGATAGAATCACTAAACGAATTGAGCTTGAATCACCCATATGGCTTCAACCAGGTAAGAGTGTTCATGTACATAGACGAGATGCATGTGATTTTTTGAGAGAACTACCTAAAGTTGATCTGATTTATCTAGATCCACCTTATAATCAACATCCATATGGATCTAATTATTTCATGTTAAACTTAATTTGTGCTAATGAGAGACCTCATACACTTTCAGATGTATCAGGTATCCCTGGAGACTGGAACAGAAGTCAGTATAATTATAAAAACAAGATTAGAGATGCCATGGAACTTACCTTAAAACTAGCTACCGAAAAAGCTAAACATACCTTAGTGTCTTATAATAATGAAGGTTTTATCACTCCCACTGACTGGGAAGATATACTTAAACCATACAAGTATGAAAAAATTGAAATTGACTACAACGCTTACAGGGGTAGCCGTAA